ACTATCCAATACGTTTTGACCCTCTGTCGCATACTGATAGCCACCTTCTCTGGCAACTGGATTGACCAAAGGAATGTCGTTCACAGATAAAATAGAACCAGTTCCGCTTGCCCGATCTCCCTTGATGGACATAAATTGAGCGCCCTCATCGATAGCTTTTTGCCAGTCAAATGGCTCTGGTTGAGTTTGAACCCTAGTCGTAAAGTCGATCTCTGCGCCCATTTCTTGCAGGGGAACCAAACCCCTTGTAACTTTCATTTTACCAAGAGGAGTGTTCTCTTCTACATATTCACTTCCTTTTGTTAAACCGCTGCCACGATTTTGGTTCTGAAGATAGTTTTTGATAATTGCATTTGTTGAATCGTCATCAGAATAACGCAAACCTTGCTGAATTACATTACCATTCGTTTCTTTGATTACATCCTCTACAGCCTTGTAAACACCTTCTCCAAGATCAATAACGCCTTGACCTATAGTAGAGAATAAACCCTTTAGTGGATTTCCCATTTACTTCTTGCCCTTATACCCAGCAGCCCTAATCGCACGGCCTTGCCTCTCAGCTTGAGCTTTGGTCTTGTAGACCTTGCCCTTGCTACCCCATCGGTAGCCGCCCTTGACCTTGCGAACAGGCATACTAGCCGCCCAAGATTTCGTTCATCAGCTCATGGACATTGCCGCCGCCAAGCCGCATGACCTTTACCTTAACGTCACCCTCTTCAGGCATCATCATTTTGTCGTGATGGCAGTCGCAATCGTCTTCACCTTCACAGTCGCAATCATGCTCATACTCTTCATCGTATTCATCGCCAAGCATGTATTCTTGTTGGCAGAGCAATACAAAGTTTACGAGCTGCTCTTCAGTCATCTTCAGACCGTCAGCGTCATGCGGAAAACCCATTTTTGCAAAGAACAGATCTGCGTTTTCTTCCATATTTTCTACATTTATTTGAGCCATTTTAACCTCCGTTATGGGCGCATTCGTGGGCGCATTGATGTCATTGGGGCTGCACCCTCTTGTTGCATCTGGTTCATATTATACATTTGCTCTTGCTCTTCACGCAGACGCTGGAAATATGCGTCCTCTTCGGCCATTTGACGCTCTGCGTCTGTCATGCCAGTATTGGGCGTAAGGCTGTCTTTATACATCTGCATTTCAGTGTCTGAAACAGACCCCTGATTTGCACCTTCCATTGGCATCGCACCCACGACGCTCTCAAACATCTCACGCTCTTTATCTGATAGAACGCCGCCGCCTTGGATGCGTTGACCAATCGCCATCAACTGCTGAGATGATTCCTCATCCATATCACCGGGGCGAATGTTTTGGAGAAACTTCATCACCAGTTGGAAGTCTGGGTTCATCTGCATTTCTTCATCCATAGTCTTAATCCTTTTCTATATTCCTGCCCCAAAGGGGTTGTATCTGTCTTTATATTCTTGCGGCCCATCAAACTCCATTTTATAGCTTGCGTCACTCAGAATTGTACCTTGTGTCTCAGGAAGACCGCCGTCTGTGCTAATAACATTACCCGCTGCATCATATTCTGTTACATTACCCATAGCGTCTGTCATCTTATATCCTGAGACATATTCTTCATCCCCAGTATCCATTACCACATCACTACCTGTAGCAGTGTTGGCAAACTGATCCATATCTAGATATTTACCATCAGGGGTTAGGTATGCCTTAGATCCATCCGCAAGTGTGACTTCACGAACCAACTCATTGATTTTCTGACCACTCGCGTATCGGCGCAAATAGCTTGGGGAATATGCACCTAAACCACCACCCTTGTATCTTCGGGTATATGTCTCAGATGTGGGGCGTGTACTATATGTATTCTCACGCATAAATCCATCAGCAGGCATACCCTCATCAACAAGACCCGGGTCATTGGAGCCAGATTCACCTTCAGTACCACCACCTATTGTGTAATCCGATCCCGGCGCAGTATAGCCAGTTCTGGCTGCTATCTCACTGCGTGTTTCACCCCGCGAAAGATTCCTCAATGCCCCATAAGCCAGACCGTAAGGAGTTTTACTTAAAAATCCAGCAATCCCAGTCGGAGCTAAACCAGATCCGTAGGGCGTAGCGCCTATCGAATTAGATATTCCCGAGAAGAAGTTTCCTTGCAGACCTCCGGCAGCCGCCGCCTCTTCCGCTGTAACAAAGCCGTCAGCATTTGTATCAGCCGCACGACCACCACTTCTAGCAAAGCCAGCACCAGCAGAATTTATTCCACCGCCATCTCTTTTGTCATCAAAGGCAGATACAACTGTGCCGTCAGCTTTGGTGTATCCCCATTTATCATCTGTGTTTGTTGCACTATTTATATTCGCTTCAACAGCGGCCTTTGTTAAACCTGTTGCCGTCGCTGTAGCAGCTATTGTTGCCGCTCTAGCGGCTGCTGCTTTTTGGTCTGCTATTGCTTTTGCTTTGGCCTCAATTGATTTTGGCCTATTCATTGGCTTGAATGCTGCTAATTCAGGATTTGGATTTGATGTCACTCCCGCCGTCTTAGCGGTTTTAACGGCTTGGTCATATTCAATGGCTGCTTGTACAACAGCATTTTGGGCAGCAGATCCAGCCTTAGTACCTTGGGCCGCTTTTTCTGCTGTAGATAAGGTACTTCTCTTCTGCGCCCTATCAACATTTGCTTTAAGTTGAGCGCCTGTGGCTACATTGCCCTCGGCATCTTTAACCCCACCGATCTCGCCTTTGTCTCTGCTGTAGCTTGTTATACTCAAACCTGTCTGTTCAGCAGTATCTCTGTCGCCGCCGCCGCCGCCGCCACCACCACCTTCGAAAACAATCCTCGGCATAAATCCAAGGCCCATCATCTCCATAAGTCTAGTCATGCTACTTTCCTATGCCATTTTTCATCGCGCCTGCCACCATCGGGGTATATACGCACACCATTCCCAATTTCTTTTTTAGGATATTTCTTTGACACAGCCAACCGAACATCCCTAGCAAACTTAATAACTTCTCGGAAACCAAGCCTACACTGGAACTTGGTGAAGTAAAAAACTTCGCCGTCTTCCCGCGCATACGCCTCATCTCCATTCCACAAGTCACTGTCTATCTCTTCCTGAGTGAAAAATCCATAGGCGCAAAACCCTGCCACTTTTCCATCCACCCTATGAACCAAACACTTACCGTGCTTAATTGCATAGTACACAGAATTTCTCTGGCTCCAAACGCTTTTCTTCGCGTAGTACGGATCATTTAAGACCAAATCCATCACAGCGCCAAGTAAGCAGTGGTCCATTTTAAAAACTCAAGTTGTAATTAAATCCGATTGTGGGGTCAGATTTATTTGAATCGGAATACTCAAAAAGGCTCAAATCTCTTTTATTGTTAGGCATCAACCCATCCTTTGTTGTGGCTGTGGCTGCGGTTGTGGGGGCTGCGCTGCCACATTCATCTGTGGTTGTGGCATTGCGTCTGCAATTGCACTCAATGCACCCATATCACCAGCGCCCATCCTCTCGCGGATCTCTGCGACTTTGTTCATCAGATATTTATTCATATCCATTGGAGGGCCACCTTGTGGTCCACCCTGCGCGGGAGAAGGCACAGGGGGACCACCTTGTGGACCCTGCTGTGGTGGCAATCCACCAAAAGCAGCAGGATTAATTGGAGGGAGCCTATACTGGGGGTACATTGTTTTTAATTGCCTCCATTTGGATTTTAGCTGCGTTCTTTTCTCGCTCAAGCTGCAATTCTGCCTCTAGCTTGGTGACCTTGGCCTGTAAATCGGCTTGCGCCTTGGCCATGTCGATCTCCATATCCTGACGCGCCTCTGCCTCTTTGATCTGAATATTTGACTGAGCCTTGGCCTGATCTGCTTCGATCTGGGCTTGGGTTCTTGCCTTCAGAGCTTCTGTTTCCAACTTGGCCAGCTCTTGTGCGTATTGCAACGGATTTCCTTGCTGCCCCTGTTGTCCACCCATGCCTCGGATTGCTTCGATCTGCTTCATTTGAGGTGATGCAGCCACAACTTGCGCTGCGCGTTGACTGATCAAGCGATCTTGCTCTGGATCTACATCCTCGAACTTGATCATCTTTTCTTTGAAGTCGGGCAGTGGCGGCATTGGCATATTGACACTTGCTGCCATGCGTTGGCGATACAGAAGTGCGATATGCTCTGCGATGTGTGCGATCAACACAGGCTGCATTGCCTTCGCACCGGGGTTGCCTGCCAGTGATGGATCTTGCAGGAACTGCATGTGAACCGCAATGTGCGCGTCATGGTCTTGCTCTGGGAATGCGCGGATTGGCTTGCCGTACATCACGCTCATGTTCTCATCAATTGGATCCATCTGAACAGCGTCTTCTGGCTTCTTCAGTATCTCATCGATGTTTGGTATGCGGATTGCTTCGTACATCCGCTTGTATGCTGAATACAAATCATGGAGCTGGGGAGCAGATCGCGCCATTTCCAAGACAGCTTGTGCCTGTGCGATGCGCTGGGCTGTAGAAAAGATATTCGGGTCCGACACTGGCACGATGTCAATGCGATCATCAAAGTCGCTGCGATAGATAACATCTGCCGCTCCAACCTTTGCAAAGCTGAACTCATCAGGCAAGTTCTCTGCGTTCAATTCAGCCAGCAGCTTGAACTCTTGACCCTGCGCGTAGTGCAACCGTTTGTGGATTGCGCTGAATGCCTTGGACCCCTGCTCAATCAGAGCGACTGTAGATCCAACTGGGGCGTTGGGGTTCACATCACCGACGTTCAGATCTGCCGTACTAGCAAATCGCTGCCCAGCATCAACCATATACCCAAGCAGATTGAACAGAGAACCCGAAGGCTCCTTGAACGGCAACGGCATGATCGCCTTGTTGACATCATCAACTGTGCTGTCGAGATCTACAAATTCACCGGGGCTGATCTGCATGTCGCCGCCATTGACACGGCCACGCAGCTTAAAGCCACCCTGCATGTTTGCGAATGCGGCACTGTCGAGTAAGGCGCGGAGCGATCCAGTCGCCGCTTTACCCAAGCCACCGATCATGTGGTACAGGCCAAAGCCATAGAACCCTAGACCGGGCAGGAACTTGTAGCTCACAAACCAGTCACGGCGTTTCTTGGCTTCGTCATCTTGCTTCCAGTTGCGCCTAACACTGACAACGCGCTGATTTTCATAATCGATGGTGATGACATATGGGATGGCGACAGCGTTTTCGTCTGCCTCATCGCTATCCATTTCTTTTCCATCGATGCCTTCAAACAAGTCATAGACGTGCATTTCGAGTAGCGTCATCACATCGTCTTGGCTGTTGTCGCTGTATTCATCGACGCCTTCGATCTCTCCGATCACGTCATCGATAGGATCGATGCTGTCACCAATATAGGCTGTCGGGAGATAATAACCGTTCTGGACGTAGCGATTGAAGTCATTCTTCGGCATACGGATGACGTGAGTGTAGCGTGGGCTGGTGTAGAGATCCTTGCTCTCTGGAGCCACAACAAAATCTTCAGCCTTTACGAACTGGCTGCACTGCCGATCCATGTTGGCATCCCACCAGACTTTCTTGAAGGTGTGGCCGATCAAGGGTAGGTGAAACAGCATTTGGTCCAGATCAGGGAAATACTCAGGCATTTCCTGCGTGATCTGGTAATTCATAAACTCGCGCACTCGACGCGCCTGCTCTTCCATTTTTTCGTCTGGCTCACCAACGATGACAGACTTGACTGGACCACCTGATGGGTACAGCTCCGCGACAGCGCGAGCATTGAACTGGGTTGCCGCCTCTGCAATTAGTGGGTGGATGACGATGGATAGACCGCGAGTGGCTCGCTCATCTTCGCTTTCGTCAAGGCCACCGTCTGGATCTAACGTCTTGAGACCCTGCTTGTAGCGATGCTCCCACTCAGATCTGGCCTCCTTGTCATTTTCGAAGAACCCGATCAGCTCTTGCGCCTTGCGCTCCAGCTCTCGTTCATCGATTGCTTCTGCAAGGTTTTGATCAAACTCTGCGTCCTCGACTTCCTGCATCATGTCTAATTCTGGATCACCAATCAGGACATCGCCGTCTGGTAGCTCTTCGATCATTAGATTGTCGGCAGGAGCGCCTTCAGCAAATGGGATAATGTTTTCTGGTTCAGCCATACATCGTCATCCTTCTAGTCTCTACAAAATCGTCATCATCGGGATCTTCGCTATGCCCAACAAACCATCCTCTGCGTAAGCGTAACCAAGCCTGAGTGCATGTATCAACAACATCATCATTCGGATGTGCTGGAAACGCCGCGCATATGTCAATTAAATCTTTAGCCCACTTTCGATTGGAAGGGAAGAAAATCCTGCCATCCTCCAAAAGTGCGCTCGAAGCGTGGGCGCGAGCTTCCTTATCACGATCTGGACTGTAGGCCAGAACTGGTACGCCTGCCATGCGTAGATCTTGCAGGAGCGACTGGCCTGACGCCTTTTTCTCAATCAGAACTGCATCAGGCTCCCAGTCATCGTATGCCTCTTGAGCCAAGCGCCGTAGGTCAGGATAGCTGACTTTGTCGTACCAACACTCAAGCACGATGGCGCAATCGTGTCCATTATGCTTAAACACGCCCCACGTTGTCCGTGCGCTGAAGCTGGAGCTTTCCTTGGCTTCAAACGCTGTGTCATACGACTGCAAGACGTAATCTATTTCGGGCAGATCTTCTTTCTCCCAAGGAACCCACCAGCTCGCCTTTAAGATTCCACCACCCTTTGGCGATGGACGCTGCTGGAGCTGCCCAGCCGCTGCGTAAGTGCCAAGGCTGCGCTCTAGGTTTGACAGTGTCCTGTCATCGATGCGTTCAGGCCACAGCAGCTCACCCTCCTCTGTGCGTGGATCTGAGAACCCCAGCATTGACTGGCTTGGTGTTGGGTGACCAATTTCGTATCGGGCAGGCAAACATAGGTGGTCCCACTCATCACCAAGCTGATTTGAGAGGATATGCCCGGTCAGATCTTGCTCATGGACGCGCTGCATTATGATGACGAATGCGCCAGTGCGTGGATCATTGAGCCGCGTCTGCATCGCCTGATCCCACCACTCCAGAACGCCCTCACGCACTTTGGAGCTGTCGCTGTCCACTACGTTGTGAGGATCATCGATGCAGATGATGTCACCGCCATCACCAGTCAGAGCGCCACCCACAGACGTTGCTATGCGGTAGCCTGTCCTGTCGTTTTCGAACCGTTGCTTCTGGTTCTGATCGCCAGTCAGTGCGAACTTGTCACCGAAGTGCGACTGATACCAAGGGCTATCTATCAGGCGGCGACACTTGGTGCTATCTCTGATCGACAGAGAGCTGGCGTAAGAGGCGTACAGAAACTTCTTGTGGGGTTGGTGTGTCCACGTCCACGCTGGCAGCGCAACGGCCACGCTGATCGACTTCATGTGGCGTGGCGGCACGTTAATGATCAGGCGTTTAATGTCGCCTTCGACCACCGCTTGTAGGTGATCGCTGATTGCATCGACGTGCCAATTGTTCTGGAACTCCACGCCCGGTTCAATCGTCGGCCATGCGTTTCTCGTAAACTCCCTCAATGATCTGCGGTACTTCTCCGCTCTGACCTGTTCCAGAGTTAGATTGCTCAAAAGCTCTTTCAATTGCGCTGAGTTCATTGATGCCAATCCTTGTCAGATCTAATGTTATTGTTTTTTCTTCGTGAAC